ACACAAAGCCTCAATTTTTCTAAGCGTTTTATTGAGAAACTCCCTCAACCGCCATTCTTCGTTTAACCCGTTGTGAGTTGACCAAGAATACCCTCCAGCATGTTTCGCGCACTATTGTGTGTAGGCCTAGGCCTTACCGGTATGTGGTTCCTCAGGTGGCACTTGTTGTTCGCCGGGCTCCGCGCCGTAACTGCCTGGGACGAGAAGCTTGGCGAAGACTTCCACGATGTCCTGTCCACGTACCCAACTTACGTGGACGAGGTGAATGTCTGCAGTCATCAAATGCAGGCTTACGACGACTACTGGCGAGTACAGAAACTCAGCTGGTATTGGGGTATGATGTTAAACAAGATATCATACGGCGCATTTGCTCCAGACCTGCATTGCCGCCTGTTACCCAAACAATTCAGATCGTCTGCCGATTCCGTCTTGACTTGGATTTTAGTCGTTTTGGAGTGGATGTGGATACCGATTACGATGTTTGTGACAAGTGTTGCTGCATCGTTGGCCGTGTTCATATTTGTTTCGATCCGTTTATTGTTCAGGTTGAGACCGATTTCAATCAGTTCACCGGTATCCCCATTTTCGAGTGGGGATTTAAAAAGGATTTTCGAAGACGTCGTCGCTAAGTTTCCCGTTAAGCCCCAGCCCAATGATGGGCATAAGACATTGGCCCATGAACGAAAGTTTCTAGAAACGTTTGCATTGAACAATCTCTTCAGGTACGCGAAGAAAATTCGTGATATCGGGGGAAGTGTCAAGCGTAACGTTAGGTTTGAGAATGCCCTCCATGTTTGTTTTCCCAACCTTACTGCTGCTGATCATGCAAAGATCCATCGTCTTTGCAGGAATGATGTCCAGATCCACAAGGGTCAGGACTGTCCGGAGAAACAACGACCCGCTATGATGTCCTACGTTGATTTTTGGATGACAACCACTGAGCTTGGTGATTCAATTACAGCACCAACCATCATCATTACCCATGATTTCGGAGCTTGCAAAAGCGAAGAAACGTGGTATGATGGTGAGGCTCACATCACGAAGGGTAACATGGTGACTATGACAACCCGAAAGGGCGACACATACACCCATGGCTACCATTTGTGGAATGACGAAGGAATCATATTCGGAACCCGGACTGTTGCACAGTACTACAAACTTGGAGGGTATGGTAAGTCCATTGTCTTATTTGCCTATCCTGCGAATGGAGCTTTCCATCGCGACGACTCTTACGCCCTCAGATCATCGGGGGGCGCGAAAACCTATCAGCTGGCTGGTGATGTCGTCGCAGAACTTGCTGAGAATACGTTCAGGTTTACCAGAGACAGATGCGTTATTGGCCACGTGTCTGCAGCTAGCCTGATACGAGCCGCTGTGACCATGTTTGGCAGCCCACGGAATGACGCGTACCACGCCAATTTGACATCATTGGTACGCGGCCGTCTCCAAACTGACAAACAAGATATCTCACTACTTCCCCAATGTGTAGATATGGTCGCCAAATTATCCGACGAGTATGCCTTGTCTTACGGACATAAGTTCCACAATTTGCCTGTCAATGTGATCGACATGCCTGTGTGGAAAAGATGGATTTACGCCATGACCATCACGGCGTTAGACCATGGGCCGAAGTTCCTCCGAGCCATTCCATTAAGGGTATGGAAGAAACTCGTTGGGACGGGAGTCCGTGAGGCATTGCTCCCGTGGGCGTGGATTGAGTATACAACTCCCAATTACGAGGTCCACATTGATCCCCACGACGAGCTTGACCATGGCGAGGTCGGCAGAAACCCTCGGGTAAGACAAACGCCCTTTCGATCAGCGGGGCCGAGTAGTGCTACCGGCTCTGATGATCAACAACTCCGCGAACCCCCACAATGCGCCAGAGAACCAGATCGCGAGCGTGAGCACTCGCGTGTTGGGCAAGAAGATGTTCATGCATCCTCTGATCGGTCAAATCCCGGACCACGCCCATTATTTCCTGTTGCCCCAAACCATCGTGCCAATCCACCCGTTGCAAAGTCCCGTAAACGAGTGCGATTTGATAACAGGAAAAGCGATAAGGTTGCCATGGCCCCCGTATGTCCCGAGCGATCCACTGCTACGGCTGGAGCTCGTATCGTCGGTACCGGACGTCACGAATGTCCTGCCGTCGAACATGACCCAGCTACCGTCACGTTGCAGACGGTCGACCGTTATCAGCCACTACCTGGAGAAGTTTCTGCAGGAGGAGGAGAACGAGTGGCTGAGACCTACCGATCCGATGCCGTTTTCGGAGTGGGTTTCACGATTCCCGCTGTGCAAGCAGCGGGAATTGAGTGAAGCCCGCGAGAAAGTGGAGGGCCTGGGCGTGCAGCGAGGGCACGCCCGGGTTGACTGTTTCATCAAGAACGAAACATCCGTATCTGGTACGGACCCTCGGAACATATCCCCTCGCAAACCGGAATTCCTTGCTACCATCGGTCCTTATGTGTCAGCTCTGGAGAAGCTGTCTCATGATTGCCCATATCTAGTTAAGGGATGCAACATCGATGAGCGGGATGAGAAGTTGTCCTGGCTCCTTGATTTTCCGTGTTTCATCGAAACCGACCAAAGTCGGCTAGACATGAACATGGATCAGCCCATCATTGCTGATTTTGAGATGCAGTTATGGGCGTACCTCTATCCGCCTGCTGAACATCCCGTGTTTCACGAGATGATTCAGTTATGCCTAGAAACAACCGGCATGACCCCGTTTGGTTTCATCTACCATGTCATGGGTACTCGTATAAGTGGCGATGCGCATACGAGCATTCTCAATGGTCTATGGTGCAGATTCATGCAATGGCTCTGCAACTTAACCATTCCGAAGAGAGAATGGAGATCTTCTCATGAAGGTGATGATGCCATAATGGGTGTGAGCAGACGGTATGAGTTACAAGTTGCATTCAATACCCTACTTATGTGGTGTATGGGGTTCGGGGTAAAACTCGAGCGCTATACTGATCTGCAATTGTCCACCTTTTGCGGACGGAGACACGTGCCCACTTCCATTGGGCTGGTTAGCATGTGTGATTTGAGACGCACACTTGCCAAATTCCACACCACCCAGAGCGGACTCCCTGGAAGACGCGCCATCCTTGCGAAGGCGTTTTCTTACTGGAGTACCGATAGTCGCACGCCCGTAATTGGCCCTCTGTGCTACTCAATATTGTCCGTATTGCGACCGGATAATAATGATGTTACGCACATACTGCGCAGCACGCGACTCGGACTTTACGAGAAGGAGAGGATATTGCTAGGCATGAGACGCCAGCTATCATTCCCTACCGTATTAGCCGACTTACGCGCAGCGGCAGATATCCGTGATGGCATTGGTGTATCCCTCCAATGCGCGTTGGAAAGTGCCTACCTCGACTGGGGCAGGGTAGGGTTTATCCCTGCCAACTTTCCACTCATCGAAGTCGATGAACTGCATGTCGACGACGATCGTTGCACGTATATGGGTCCCAATTACCCAATATTCCGAGTCCCCAGCATGTAGTACGTCCCAACGTCCGAGATCGACGTTAAATGTCTGAGCTCTGC